GGGTCAGTGACCAGCATCACGTCGTCAGCCGCATCACCACCATCCGGCATTGCCGGCGCACGGGTTGCCAGCTGGATCGCGGAGCGGTGGAAGAACATGTTGCGAGTGGTCGCGCCGATGACGGTGATGTTGGTTGCCGCCGCGGCAATTGCTTTGCGCAGCCCCGGCTCAGCGATGGTGATGGTGCCGCCGTTCGACACATCGGCGTCGCCAGACACAACGACGTACTTCTCGCTGTCGCCTGCGAAGGTGATGATGTCGCCAGCGATGATGGTGCCAGTGCCGGCCGATGCCAGTGTGATGGTGGTTGCACCGACCGCATAGCCTGCGTTGTTGGTGGTCGCGCTCGCACCAGTGCCGACAGCAACGGCGGTTTTAACCTGGCCGGAGGTGTGCAAATCGAAGCCCTGAACATTGTCCAGTGCGCCGCGACGCAGCAGATTATCTGTGCCGGCCTCGTTGACCTTGAACAGTCCAGACTGCTTGCCGCGAATGTTGGCGACGGCGGTAGAGCCCAGAACCATGTGCAGGTCGGACTGCGGCGCGCCGTTGTCGTCCAGAATCTTGCGAGTCTGAGCGAAATCAGACAGGTCGCCAGCGGTGCCGAAAGGCGTGGTGTTGTAGGTTCCGTATGCGCGCGAAGCCGACACATGCAGCGCAGCCAGATCGGATTCGATCTCGTTTGTCAGCGTGCGCATTGCCTGGGCGATGCGGTCACGGTTTATCACAGCCAGCGTGCCGGCGTTTTTCAGGCCAACGGTTTCCTCGCCGGTAATGCCGAACGGAACCGAACGTGCCTTGGTGATGACCATGTCCACATAGTTAATGGTCTGGTTCGGCGTATCTGCTGCGTAGGCTGCAGGCGACAAATCTTCGGCAGCCATCGCACCGACCACCGGCGAGCGAACGGTCTGATTGACGGCTGCGCGCTCAGCGTTGCTGTCTTTCGATACGGCAGGGATAAAACCAACCAGTTCGCGCGATACAACATCCATCGCCTCGTAAATGGTCGGGATCAGGCCAGTGAGTGTCAAAGTACCCATTGTTTTTGCGTCCTATAAATGCAAAAAGCCCGCTCAATGGCGGGCTTCTCTTGATTGGTTTGTTGCGGCGGTCGTTAAGTGACCTTGCCGCCTGATTTGATGTAGCTTGCTTGTTCTACCGGGGCGAGCTGTTCAAACGCCGCGCGCGACATGGACTTGCCGCCTGCACTGCTTCCGCCGCCCTGACTTCCACCGCCAGATTGAGCCGGGAACCAATGAGGTGCCTTGTCTCGCATGTCGCCGTACCACTCTTTGAGGGTTAGCGGTTTGCCGTCTTTGCCGAACATGCCGTCCTTGGCTGCCACGTTGCCGTCGTCGTCGATGCCAAACGCGGTTTGCGCGCGGAAGATGGCGTCATCGATGGCGGAACGATGCAGGCCGGCGGATTCCGCTTCGGCCCGGATATGGTTTTCCAACACGCGAGCGGTGAACTTCTGCGCGCGCGCCTCTGCTGCGGCTACCTTGTCGGATGCTGCTTTCAATTCCCTGTCAAACCCTGCTTTCATGCGCTCGGTGCGCTTGTTCAACACCTCGTCGATCTTCCCGCCCGCGATCAGCTTGGCCTCTTCGTCGTCGGAAAACCGTTGCAGGATGTTGCGCACTGCGCCAGCGTCGATACCGTCGAACTCCTTCAGCTTCTCGCTCGACTCTTTGAGTTTCCCGAGCAGTTCGCTGTTTTTCGATTTCAGGCCGCCGACTGCGTTGTTAACCGCCGCGTCAATCATGGCTTGAACTTCAGGTGTTACGGTCTGGCTGCCAGAGCCGCCAGCGTCACCGCCTTCGCCGGCTCGGTTCATGTACTTGCGGAATTGATTGCGGAACTTCATGTTGGAAAACCCCTTGGGTGATTGCTGGGCTTAGCCCGGAAATGAAAAAGCCCCGGCTTGACCTGGGCTGGATGAAACTGGAATGCAGAAATGAAAAAGGCCCGCCGAAGCGAGCCTTTGAATTTGATTTACCGGGTAGTTACCACGTCGTGACTTTCCCTTTAGCCATGCAATACAGGCAATAGCGAACCCTGAGCGGCTTGATGTTCATGTCAGCAGCACCTTGATAGGCATACGCCCACGTTGACGACTTGCAGACAGGGCAGTAGCGCGACACCGCCGGCAGCTTGCGGATTTTCCGCGCTTTCTCCGGCTTCGCGTTGTTGACTACCAGTCTTGGCTTGAATTCGTCCATGCGGCGATTATATGCCTGCTACGGGAATACTTGCCATTCACCGCACAATGCACAATACAGGCCATCACGGTTGACGTGGAATAGCTGATTGCCACATCCACACGTCCACACTTCAACGCCACGAACAACAGGCTTTGTGAAATGGCCCTTTGTCGATTTGCACTCCGGACAATCCAGCCATGTTGTTCCGACTGGAGCCACCCCGACCCACTCATGGGTACATTGCATACAGCGGCAATTGCCAGAAAGATGCGGTTGATTTGCTTCGCGATAGGCAGATAGATTGATTACTCCGTTCACAGCCCAGCCCTCTTGAAAGCGGCTGCATCACGCTTGCGCAGATCGTCTAGCGTGTATTCGCGCCCTGCGTTGTTCACGAACGAGGTAAGCGGCATCTTGCCATCGCGGAACAGGCGCCCACGGGTTGCGCCAAGTACCTCATCCTGAAACGCTGCCGGCTTCTTCGCCAGCCATTCTGCGTAATTCATGTCGCCTGGCACTTGTCCATCCATGCTGGCGCGTGTGCCGGCATCTTTCTCTGGCAGATCGATGCCAAGCTCTTTCCAGCTCTTGGTGACTGGCGATATCGACGAGCGGCAACGGATGTGGGCTGGCGGGCGTGGCCCTGAGTCTACCGGGTAGACTTTCCCGTCGCGTGCTCGACAAACGGGAGTTGTGCGACTGTCCAAAGTGGCAATCCACTTCACGCCCTTGATGATGTCCGTATTCGCTTCCATAAAATGCTGGCGCGAGTAGTTGGCAGTGTGCGCCACGCTGGTACGGACAATCGCCTCGGCATCACGCCGGCTGATATCAAGCAGGCCGTCAGCGTAGTTCAGCGCCTTGGTGCCACGGATGCGGGTGATGATCTGCTGATTGGTTTCGCCCTCGACATAGCCGATGCGGATGGCGTCGCGGACCTTGGCTGCTCTCGATTCTTCCAGTCCATCCAGCCATTCGCGCAACAGCCGGCCCTGAAATGGCCGCGCCATCGCGGCAGCGTAGACCTGCTTCGGCGGAACGCTGGCAATCGACACCTGCACCGGCAACATGCTGCTGAAAAGCTGATGCTGATAGCCGACTTCGTATTCGGTCAGCGATTTCAACTCGCCGGCCAGTTCCTTGCCGATGGATTCATATGCCTGCGCATTCAGCGCACGAACCGATTCAAGCAATTTTTCCAACCGCTGAACGGTGAACGTCTGGCCTTCCATGTCGTCCAGAACGGATTGGAGTTGCGCGACCAAATCCGCATCAACGCGATTCAGCAGCGCAATGATCCGACGGACTACTCCGTTGCTGTAATGCTCGATATCGATCTGGTGGCTGATAGTAGCGTCAAGCAGTTGTTCGTTGGCCGTTAGCATTTATCATTGTCCCGAGTGCTGGCGCTTGCATCTGCAGCCGCTCGCGCTCGGTTTCCCAGTCGTAATCGTCAGCAATAGCGCCGCGCCGCTGCAGTTCGCTGAACAGCGTTTCGTCGCTGATCTTGCCGGCAAGATTGGCTTTCAGCAGCACATCCAGCGATCCCGGTGGCGCCAAGTCCAGATCCAGATCAGCGCCAACCTTGATATTTCCGCCTTCGCGCTCTCCCAGCCATTTTGCGAACAGTGCCAGTGTCTGGTCTAGTGCGTCTTCAAGTTTCTTTGCCATATTCGCCAGAGGCGCAACCAGTCGGCTTGCTTCGTCGCGAGCTTGGCTCTCGGTCAAGCTGATTTCGGCACGCTTGAGCAACTGAGCGCCGGCTTGGCGCATCTGTTCTTCCAGGTCTTTCAGCGAATCGCGGCCAGCCTGGATGCTGTTGCCGGAATGCTCCACGTATTTCATGTCACTATCACGCGGCAGCTTAGTTGCCGTGCTCGCGCCGATCTTGAGCTTGAACGTGTCGTCCTCAACGCCGATGATCGTCAGCACCGGAACGCGGGCGACATGCAAAATCGTCTGCTGGTCGCTCTTGCTCTGCCAGTGTTCGATATTCAGCATCATCAGGTCGCGTAACTTCGGCTTGGCGGTAACGACATGATCGTCATCGCCGAACACGACAGGCACATAGGGGATGACATCCAGCGACATGGCGCCGTCTTGGTACAACACCCATTCGCCCTTGTCGTTCAGGCGGTGAATCTCGAATCTACCCGGCCACAATGCGCGGATTTGCTTGGTGCGCTTCGTGTTGAAATCGCCGTCAGGCTCTTCGGCTTCCTCGTAAAAACGCAGATGCTCAATGGCCCCGCTCTTTCCAACTCGCCAGCTGATGATCGAATCAGGCTCGATCAGCACCGCGTATGGTCGAGCGCCAGCGGCAACGATATCAGCCTGAGTGGTCGCACCCTCAACGAATGGCATGTCAACCAGAATGCCGGCAGAGCCAGCAGCCAGCGCACAGGAGAACACATCCATGGAGAAACGATCCACGCTGCGGCCTTGACCATCAAACTCAGGCAGGATCGCCGCGACTTTCGGCGGCACATTGTCTTGTGGGATAAGCGGCGCGCGGAACACGCGGCCTGTCATGTTGGCGACAGTTTCTGAAAACGCAGGCAGCAGCGTTGCGCACGCAAGGCGCTTTTCGTAGCTTTCCTTTTCCTCGTTCGGCCATCGCGGCAGATAAAGCTCGCCCTTCTCGCGCATCTCCAGTGTGCCGCCGATAAGCGCATCGGCCATTGCCCAATATGGCGCAAGCTCCGACACTTCCGGGTGTGTTTTGGTGATAGCTTGTTGCTGCATAGGATTGGCTCTAGATCGGCAGGCTTTCTGCCGTTGCGGTGCGCTTCACGATTGGGAACAGCCGAACTATCGGATAGGTTCCGGCGTCGTTGACGTGGTCAACGCCATTGGTTTTGTCTGGCTCACCGTTTTTGTCGTAAACCTGCTGCTCCAGCCCTTCGGTGAACTTCGGGCAGCGATGCGTATTCACGCGCATGCGTCGCTCGCCTTTACCATTCAGCAGCATGGCTTGCGTGGATAGCACGCGGTCACGAACGGCTGGATTGGATCCGGTCACTTTCAGCGTGAAGCCGGCAGAGCGCAGAATCGATAAATCAGACTCGCTGTATTTTTTGCTGCTGGTATTCTGGCCGGACGCATCAGGGCAAATCGTGATGGATCGATTCGGGTAACGCTGCTTGATAAGATCGGCCATCGATGGCGTGTCTAGCACGTCAACCAACTCGCCGACAGCAAGCGGCATGCCTTCTCGAATCACATACACAACAGCCGCCATCTTGCGGACGTTGAAGTCCATGCCGATGACTAGCGGCTCGCCGTCTTGCTCTACCGCATCCGTGTGGTTCAGCTTCCTGTCGAAGTTGCTGTAAACCGTTCCGCTGGTCAGGTTACAGAACTGGCCGCGCAGGTACGCATCAATCAGGTTTTCCGGATAGCTTTCCAGCAGAGACGGGATATAGTCATCAGGCAGGTTCAGCTCGTTGTCGTATGTGCTCGCCTGTATCAGTCCGTAGAGCGAACCAAGAGACGGCTTTTCGCCAACCTGTTTGACGAACTGCTCATAGACGAACTTGAAGCCCTCTGGCGTCGTTGTCACGTCAACGCCGTTGCGCAGGCCGTCTTCCTTGTAGCGCATACGGGCAATGATCTTGCGCCAGGCATGCCGCGCTTTCTCGCGCTTCATCACGTCCAGCTCATCAACCAGCGCTTTGCCAATCTTGAAGCCGACGATGGTTTCTGGCTTCTCCATTGACCGGCATATCACTGTTCCGCGATAGCGTCGGCCTTCGTAGACGTGAACCTCTTTATTCGACTCAACCACATCAACGCGCAAGCCCCAATCGTCCGCCACCTCTTCGATTGTCGGATAGAAGATGTCACGAATCTGCGGATAGGTCGGGGCAAAATATCCCGCATTGATGCGCGGGAACTGCCAGAAGTGCTGCATCAGGCCGCCACAGCCTACCCATGTCTTTCCGCTTCCGAACCCCGCAATATAGGCGCGGAACTTGTGCGGCATGGCAAGAAACTGCGACTGCGGAACATTAAGAGACGGCATCGGGCTTTCTCGCGTCTCTGACTTCGATGATCACGCTTGCAGGAGTCGGCGCGTCTTCGCCATCTTCCTTCTTGCCGGCAAGATCGGCACGCTTCAGCTCGATATTCAGCTCGGCATCGATCAACGACAGCCTGTCTTTTTCGAGCGATGCGATACGGCCCATCAGCCGGTCAATCAGGCTTGAGTAGTCGCGTCGCTTGCTGACCTCTTCAATGCCGCCGTCTGCCTTGTTAGTTATCTGTTCAAGCTCTGGCTCGTTTGTTTCGGCCTTGAGCGCCCGCATCAAGCGGATTTTGCACAAGCGAAGCTCGTCCTCAACCTTGCCGATTTCGAGCCGCATCATGACCGCGTTTTCTTCGTCGGTCAGGTAGGCGGAATAGATGTTGCCGGGTTTAGCTGCGTTGCGACTTCCTTTGGGGGCTCCGTTATTAGCGCCTCCATGCACGCGGCAGCGGCCGTTCGCCATTGCAGGGGCTTGGCACTTCCCACCGGCTCTGGTCTTTGCCCCACACGGATTGATAGCCATATCAGATTCCGCTAATGGGATTAATTTCGCAAATCAGCGAGCACAAAAGCAAAAAGCCCATCCGGAACCGGACAGGCTTTGCATTTTCTGAGCGCGAGCGAAACCAACAATCGATTGGTCGCTGTTTTCGTTATTATCGCGCTTGCTCTGTAGTGCGCCATTACTCAAGCGCACGTTGTTGAACATAATTCTATTCGAATACGGCATTAAATCAAGCCCTTTCTAGCTGTGTCATGGCGGTACGGTTCGCGGCAGAATCTTCCGCGCTGAGCGCCTGCGCAAAATCGTCAAATCGACGTGTCCACGCCTTGCGATAAACGTCCACGCACAGCCCCAATGCAGCCGCTCTTTCGTAATCGCCATAGCGATGCATGCCGGTTCCGTTGCACTTGCGGCAGGACGTTTCCGGCTTGCTGCGGTCTGCCGAAGCAATCGCGCCTGTTCCGCCGCATGGCCGGCACTGATCCGCAACTGACTCCTGCACTACCTGGCGAGCGATCTTCTCTGCCATATCTCGACCAAGCCTCGGCTGGCGCTTCAGCATCTTGTTGACCAACAGCAGCGCCACACGATTGCCAATCCCGCGCTCGCCGTGATACTTGAGCCGCCAGAATGCTGCGCCAAGTTCAGACATGCGGCCCATTGCCGCCACGCGATCAATCGGCATTTCCCTGATTTCGCTACTGGCCAGCGTGGATGCGTCCAGACTGGTGATTACCGCCTCGCGTAGATTCATTTCCCGCCTTTCTGCTTCTGCATCTGTCGCGCCATCATCATTTGCATGTAACGACAGGATGCACACATCACCTCTCCCGCCTTGATCTCTTCCAGGTTCAACCGCTCGAAACAGTCTTTGCAGTGCTTTGCTTGATAGGTCATGCTGCCTTCACCTCCACCATTAACGCCCCGCCAACCTGGGCCGGGCCAAGTTCTGCAAGCAGCTTAACAACCTGCTTATCATTGCTAAATGCGACGCCTTGCAATGCATCGAGCGCCACCTTGAGGCAGTTATCCAGGTCTAGCCGCGTCTTGCTGGCAAGGCCTTTTGCCGTCATTTCAGGACAAAGCGCAACGTGCACCGATACCGGGCCTTCCAGTGGTGTCACGCCTCGCGCCTTGATCTGCACCACATTGCGATAGCTGCGCGCCTCAGCCGAATGCACCACGCGGCCGCCAAACACTCTCCAGTAGCGATTGGCTGACACCGGATAAGGCAACGCCAGCCGGATCATTCGTCCCGCTCCTGCACCTGGCGTGGATCGAATGCCCAGAACATCGCGCCGATGAACCCGATTACACCGGCGCCAGCCAGCACCACCCCGGCCCA